TCTTAATAATCCTGCTTCTTTTTTTGTATATGCTGTATCCAGTGTTCCATCAGCATCCATTTCTTCAAGTTCTTTTAATCTTTTTACTCTTGTTTTGATTGTGTTCAGGTTAGTCAGAAGTCCACCTAACCATCTGTGATTTACATAAAATCCTCCAGCTCTTTCAGCTTCTTCCTTCACTGCATCCTGAGCTTGTTTCTTAGTTCCTACGAATAATACTTTTCCACCTTCTGAAGAAATTTCTCTTACAAATTCGTAAGCCTTTTCTGTTGCTGCCAATGTCTGATGCAAATCAAGTATGTGTATACCGTTTCTTTCTGTAAAGATATAAGGCTTCATTTTAGGATTCCATCTTTTTGCCTGATGTCCAAAATGAGCTCCTACTTCTAATAATTGTTTCATTGTGATTACTGCCATTGTTTTCCTCCTAATTTTTTTGGTTTTTTCTCCCACTTATCTCTGAAAGCAGATTATCTTTACTCTTTTTTAGATAACACCCTACTTCCAGATAAAACAAAGTGTGATTAATGATCAATGCATTTTATCATTTTTTACAGCACTTGTCAATATTTTACAATTCTCATTTTTATTAGCATAAAAAAACACGGCTTATATACTAAACCATGTTTTATATATTTTCATTTTCTAATTTTATTTAGTAGACAAACTTACTGATAATCCAGCTCTTAATTCGTTAACTTCAGTAGTTACTCTCTTATTTTCATTATGTTTGTTATATTCACTTGCTCTCTGTACTGGTCTATATTTTACATAAGGATTTATTGTTATTTTTCCTACTGCAGTATCAAAAGAAGCTTTATAGCCTAAATCTGTCCATACAGAGAATGTATTGCTGTATCCTGTTACAGCAGTATATTTTTCCCATTCATTATCGACTAGAACTTTACCATAAAATCCCTTAAAAGAAGGAGTTGTATAACTTATTCCTGTGTAGTAGTCAATATACACATTTGATTTTGCATCTTCTCCTGTTTCTGATACTTTTCCTTTTAAATCTCTAAAGTGATGAGTTAATCCGATTGAGTATGATACTTTTCCTGCTTTTCCATTATAGATATCTTTGTCATGGTTAAAATCTGCGTTGAATCCCCAACCTTCAGCTCTTCCTTTTACAAAATCGCTTCCTGAAAGATGATAATCTCCTGATCCACTTTTTTTAATATCAGTATATACAGCTTGTAATGTTGCAGAAACATTTTGTCCAAATACTTTAAAGTCAAATGAAGGCCCAAAATATATATCATTTGCTATTCCATAAGTTTTCATCGATCCTGCCGGATCATCTTTTCCTGCTGAATTTACTTTTTTTCTATTTGTTTCATAGTCATCCAATCCGTAGTACAACCATTAATATGTAAACGACCAATAGAATTACGGTAACGCATTTGAGATAAGCCTTTAAGAAAAGTACGCTCATTACCCTTACCAACAGCTTTATTAGTAGTAATATCTAAACGTTTAATAATTGCGCCATTAGAAAATTTTGAGACCTTAGAGCCATCCTCGTCTTGACGATAAAAAATTTCAGTGCAACGAGTAAAGATTGGTAATTTAAGAGAGGAAAGAATTGAATTGAAACAGGAAACGCAACTATCTACAGTATCAAAACCAAAAACATTTTCTACTCGACCCCATCTACTTGGATTTCCTCCCATACGGATAACTGAACCCGAAATTTTAATATCAACCTCATCACAATAACTACCTTTATGACGATATTTACCTGTTTTTATACCGCTTTGTATTTCACCTGTATCTAGATGAATACCAATTAGACCGAAGTCAAAAATAGAACGCAAAACTTCACTCGGAATGTCTATTCCAAAGTCTTGTTCTATTTCTAACCAATCAATAAAGTAATTCATCAAACATTGCTCACAGTATCACAAGTGATAATAAGATAAATCAAAAACCATTTGTGAGCAAGTGAAATATATCACAATGAAAAAAATATTTTTGTGAGCTATGATATGAGATAACAGACGTATTATTTGAGTGAATAAAAGTATGAATAAACGAAAAAATCTAGGTGTTCCTGCTGAAACACATATGAGAATTGAAAGAGTTGCAGTTGAGATCACTGCTAAAACAGGTAAAGTGACTAAATGGACTGACGTTGTTAACTTTATGATAGAAAATTATCTCAATGAAGCTAAGCTAGACATGATAGGAAAACTTGCCACAAATTCTAAAGAAGCTTTTATTCCATGGACTTTACATAAAGAAAAAGAATAAATATAAAAGTATCAAATTTGATACCAAAGTTCGGGTGTTACAGAACTCCCGAACTTTTCCGAGCAATTTTTAAACAGTGATGAATAGCAAAATAGCCGATAATTTTCGGCTATTTTCTTTTATGAAATGTTCTTTTTGGATATGCAGGGCTAAAAACTTTTATAAATTCTTCTTTATCTACTGGTACGCTTGAATTTTTTAGCTCTGTCAAAAATGCGGCCAAATGTTCGCAAAGGTCAAAGCGCGCTTGAGTTTCTTCGGGCGTATAAAACCGTTTTGTATCAAATCTGATCTCTATCGTATCTAACGTGCAATAAACCCTATAATCATCAGCCTTTAGTAACCTAACAGCATTTAGAAAGTGTATAGGCGTTATATCTTTCAATGTAATATTTGCCATAACCTAATAACTTGAATTTCGCATAACGGCGGATTATGTGTAAATTCTTGCGCGGTGCTGCGCCATTATACCGCGCTGCAAATTGTAACATAATCCGAAAAATCATTATGCGAAATCAATTACAAGGTTAGTGAAAGCTGCGTATTAATAAGATCACAGAGTTATACACAGGTCACGAATACTGCTTAGCCAATACAAAATATGGAAATTTCATGCGCTGTAACATGTGTTTTTTAAAAGTTATTGAACTATACACTAGAAATGTAAAGAAAATGCAAAGGCTTTTGAGCGTTTTGCATTGGCATTTTAAGAGAGTTTTAAATAATTAATTTTTAACAGGGGCGGTTTTAATTTTGTGATTTTTTTTAAGAATGGAACGCGCAACATATTCATTTTTTCAAATTGTATCGAGCTAAATTTCCGGCAAAATCCACGGGTTTTGCCTTCCATTTTCCGCAAGCGGAAAATAATTACACTCGACAGAAATAAAAATCCCGTCCTCGTTAAACTGCGGGCGGGATTTTTATTTCCTACGCTTAAATTTCTTTTACTTGTAAAAGAATGACAATATCAGTCTTTGAATTTGATTTTGAACGGCCGCTTAAAATGCCTTTAGGTAAAAAACTAAACCCTGTTTCCCCTTCGGTTATCTTATTTTCAGCCAAACCACCTAGCACAACAATATCCCCACTTTTTAACGTTACATCTGTGACAATGTCGCGTTTTATTAAGGTCGGTGACTGATTAACGCCCGTGTCAGTCTTCACAAAATTAGATAACTGTTGATTGATTTTCAAATCTATAGCGTTGTTTTTAATTGTAGGTTGAATATCAAAAATCACACCGCTTGAACGATATTCGATTGATTGCACGGCTCTACCGTCTCTATCATATGTCACAGCCCCCAATACTGGCACATCAGACCCAACTGAAAAATTACCTTTTGAACCCGATTTAACTCTAAGCGTTGGCGAACTTACAACATGAAAACGGCTATCTGTACGGAATAACTCAATCATAGCATCTAAATTTCCCGTATTTACTGTGATAAAGTTTTCATAATTTTGTTTAACGCCAATATTAATACCAAGCTTACCAGAGAGCAGTTTCGCCAATAAATTAATTCCACTTCCCTCTTTTTCTTCTGTCTGCACTTCAAAAACGTAGCCTGTTACAACAACCTCACGACTTGGTACATCGATACCTTTTAAAACAGATTTTACTCGTGCAATATCTTCTGTTTTGCCATAATAAACCAACTTATCACCGCTTGCCGATACAGCTCCTTCTTCATCTTTTAAAAACTGTGACAAGTATTCAGTATCACGATAAATCGGACTATAAACAAAGCTATTTTTCATCACGTTTTTCGGCTTCGGCTCAATATGCGCAAGATACACCACGCCTTTTTTCTCATACACTTTTACATTAATATTTTCAAAATAACGCGTTAAAAACTCATTGAAATCTTGTTCTTCCGTAGTATGAAAGCTTAATAAACGTTTATCTTCCGCCAGTTTTGGATCTAACATATAAGGCTTATTTAACACTTCATCATAAATGACTGAAACCGCCTTAGGTAAAGGCACCGCCTCAAGCTTAAAATCAACATTCTTTGCCCAAGATTGCGACCCTAAACATAATAAAACCAGAAATAAAAAAGCTCTCATTGCATTGCCCCCGAATAATAATTCACGACTTCCCCATCAATCACACCTTCTAACATGCGACCGCTATAGCTAAAACTTGAGCGTGGTTCAAATCGCAACCGCCCAACGGAGTCAGATAAAATGACAAATGATTCCCCGTTTTTTGATAATTCACCTGTAATACGCCATTTTTCCGAAATTCTTGGCTGCGTGTAATTGACTACTGGTTGAACAAGGTGTTTTTCAAAAGGTAATTTTTCAGCCATTTCAGTACTTGAATCAGCTTTAACAGACGTTTTATCTTTATCTGTTTTTCCCATATTAAAAAATGAATTAAAACCATAAAACCCCGCTGAAATAAGTAAAATCATTAAAACAACCATGGCTTTAAACTGAAAAGATTTGAAGATATTTCCACGATCATCAACAGTATTTTCTTTCCCGTTTATACCATCATAACTTTGATAAAGTGGGAAAATCTCCTTGTTATATTTACGCTGAAGTTGTAAGGTTTTATTTGATTTTGTTGTCTTGGCACCCGTAAATACATCCACACGATAACGATTAGACATACCTAACGCACTTAATTTTGACATACGATAAGTTGTCTCAATCCTATCTTTAATAAAACGTGGCAATTGCGCTACTGATTGATTTATTACAACTAAATCACAACATTCTCCTGTATCAGGATTCGTAAAATGACGATGTTCAGCCAAAAAAGAACGATGATTCTCATGAATTTTTTCACTTGGAAAAATTCGCCATACTTCATCAAGACAAATTAAATCACCCGCACGACAAATAGAGCTTTCAGCACCTTTATAAGGGAAAAAATCAGCTTGTTGGCACTGCTCGTCTGAAACTGAAATAAACTCCCCTAAATCCTCGGGGTTTGCGCCCTTTGATACACAATAATCAAATAATTTTGACTGTGTTACACCAACAATATTACTGACAATCCGACGCCCTTTCTTGAAATGTTCAAGAATAACCGAGCTAACTACTTCATAAGATTTACCACTGCCAGGAATACCTACATAAGCCAAAATAGCCATAACTTACCCTATTACTGGAATACGACGAATAATAAAACGTGCCAACATCGCAGAAATAAAAAGCGTAACACCAAACGGAACTTTTAATAACTCTAAGAAATACCACATATCAGATGGCAAATTATTAAACAGTGTTTGAAAATTCACTCTTAAATTTTCAGGTATAAAAAGCTCAATCACGACAGGAATAAATTCTGTCGTAATAAAAAACAATGCAAAAAACACAAAGAATTTTGCCACGATACCTTTAAAAACAAACCCTAAAAAACCGCTAAATAATCTTAAAATCAAACCACCCATAACTACCTCTAAGCACTCAATAATTTACGAATAGCAATAATCGACCAAATCAGTGTAAATAACGCACCCAAAATTGCTCTGTTTTGCTCTAAAATCGGACAATGGCTATCTATCGTATAGGTATGATTTAGCGCATTAAAAGACCAAGTTGGACATTGTGTTGCTTTTCCTTGAATAGTTAAATTTTGAAACTCAGGAAAAAACTTTTTAAACGGTTCTAAAATTTGCTGTGCTGTCGGAGGTTCTAAATTAGGATAATTAGGATCACCATAATTATCTTCATCATGTTTATTGGAGTAAGTATTATTACTACTGGCCCCAGGGTTACTTGGCCGTGATGGATTGATAGGTTTTGATGTCTTTTTATCATCAAACATATCAGGAGAATAATTAAAGCTTAATAAATCCTCTTTAGTTAAATATTCACGGCCCTTCAAAATATCTGATTGCATAGCATTAACAGGTGAGAATGCAAAATTAATTATTCTACGTTCATCACTATCAAACTCCTTACTTTGTAATGTAACTAACTCTTTTAATAATCGCTCTATATTACTTTCACCTACAACTAAAGGCTTATCAGATGGTAAATTTTTAATTAATGCCTCTGGTGTTCCTAATTCATATTTTTTAGTTACTTTTCTCTCCTGTTTCTCACCATTAAAAATAAAAGTCGATACGGCTTCTTCATGTTTATTTTCACCAAACTCATAATCAAAAGTAACTTGATAAATCCTATTTGTCTCCGATTGACTAACAAGATTCTTATTTTTAATTGTGGGATTACGCATTTCAATAAAACCAGAATCAGCATAGTTTTCAACAGCACATTCAATAACATCATCAATATTTTCATTACCGCATTCTGGATAAGCTAAACTTTTCCAAAAGATAAATACTTCAGTTTTTGTCTTATAAACAAAAATTGGTGCTGTTTTTGTTGGCTTATCTCCCTCTAAATAATATTTCTCTTTCATATTTGTAATAGGGTTAACAACCCATACAAAATAGCCATTCTCGTCTTTTTCCGCATCTGTAAACATCTCAAAGGCTTTATCTATTGCTCCATCAACTAAAAGCCCCGCACCAGCAGCAACCATAACTGCGCCCCAAGGGTTACGTTTGCCCAAAATTTCTGCCATTTTTGTACTTTTCTGTGCGATTTTTCGTAAGGCATTCGCACGTTGTAATTTTTGTGCGTCATCTAATGTCATCGGTAAATTTTTAGTCGTGCTATAAGATCGCTCAAGCAAATCCTTTGTTAAGATCTTTGCTATGTTATCTTTTGTTATAGTGCTGTCTGCAAATGCTGAAAATGATAGGAAAATAAAGGGAAAAATTACCCATCTATGCCACGAATAACTGCCCAAGCGCATAACATTCCCCACGAAAAAAATAAAATTTGCCACATAATTACCTCTTAAAATTAAAGGGGCAATAAAGCCCCTTTAATTCGTTATTAAGCACCACGAACCGCTTTAATAATCCATTGACCACCCTTCCAGGCAACCAATGCACCAATGATGATACCAATAACAGATAAAACCGCAGTGATTGCTCCACTGAAATCAATTTTTGAAGTCAAAGCTGTATAATCAACTGCTTGTTGTTCAGCCATTGCTAATGCAGGAACTAATGCGACTGCGCCTAAAGCAACTTTAGTTGTTGCAGATTTTAAAAATTTAAACATAATAAAAACCTCAATTAACTAGGCTTTTTTGATTGTCTCTAAAATCAGTCCACCGAATTTAGCAATCAACCAAAATCCTAATGTTATTGAAAACGATGCAGCAAAAATTTCAGGATAATACTGAAATTCTTGTGCACCACCTTTATTTGAAGTACCGTAAGCTTGGGCAGACTCAACAAGTTTTTCTGCCTCTGTTTGCGGTATCTTCAAAACTATTTGATCACAACCATCACCACCAAAATTCATATACGGATGGCAAAATTTAGTTGTAATCTCGATTTCATTACTCATAAATGAAATACCAATAAATAAAAAATTGTTAGAGCAAGGCTACAACCAATAAAACTTGCCCCTACCATTTCTATAAATTCACGCATTATTTCAATTCTTCTATGATTGAACTTTCATCAAAATTGTAAGTAATACCTTTACGACCATTTTCCATAGCCCATTCACGTGGATAAACAAGCACCATTACCGTTTTATCCTTTAAGCGATTAATCGTATTTCTTAACGCATCATTCATAGAGCGATCATCAATCTTAATTTCTTGAATTGATGTGTTATAGCCGCCATAGCCATCAGGTTCTTGTAATTGAACCCCCATGTTATGACGATCTTTTACTTCTCCAGTTTCTCGATTAGTGAAAGATGAAGATTTATAACCTTTTAAAATACCTACAATATAAAATCCGGTACGCATAATTGATTTCTCCTAATTAGTTATGTTATATAAATTTTCCATTAATATATGGTAAATAAATCCTGAAAAGTCATCAGAATGCTTTTCTAAAATTTCATCCCCTAATAATATTGAACAAAGAATTTTTAAAATTCTTTCGCTTTCCTTAAATAAAGATTTATTTAGTTCATTATCACTCTCAATAAGACAACCAAGCCTTTCGTGATATAAATAAACTTCATTTTTAATCAAATCATATAAGTTGCTCATATCTCACCTATACAACTAAGCGTAAACAATTTGGTATATTGCTTGGAAATTGATAAAAATCAGGGGCTTTAAATGGACGAACCATAATATTTTCACAAGCGATAACTCTAACAGCTTGGAATTTCTCAACATCGCAAGGATTCGCAATATCAATACCGATTTTTCTTAATCTTGCTCTATGAGTTTCATATTGACGAGATTTTAGACCTAACTCCTTGCCGCTAGCCCATAACATTGCGTAATATGCTGAAGTTGTTGCTTTTCTCAATGTATCAACAATCCCTTGAGAAACTAATTGTTCAGCAATGGTTTCTAAATCATATTGACTTACATTTAGCTTTTTATACATGTCAGTAAATTCCTTCTGTAAGTTTTCTAATACTGAAAAATCACTAATTCCCCAATAACATAAATTTTCACGTTGCAAATATCTTGATTTTAATTTTTGCTCAAAACGGACTACTCCATTTTCTCTACAATACTCATAAACATTTCTGTAATATCTAAACTCTTTTGATTCTTCACCAAATTTACGCTTAATCTTGTCATAAGAATGAACTCGCATTTCTTCATGTTTTATATAACAGCTTGGGTAAATTAAATTGGCATTTCCTTTTTCACTAAGCCAATCCGTAGTGCAACCATTTGTATGAAGTCTGCCAATAGAATTTCGATAACGCATCTGTGATAAGGCTTTTAGAAATGTGCGTTCATTGCCCTTACCAACTGCTTTATTGGTAGTAATATCTAAACGTTTAATGGTTGCACCATCTGAAAACTTTTGAAGTTTTGTACCGTCCTCTCCTTGTCTATAAAAAATCTCGGTACAACGTGTGAATTGTGGTAATTTGAGAGAAAAAAGAATTGAATTAAAACAAGATACACAACTATCAACCGCTTCAAACCCAATTAAATTCTCAACTCTCCCCCATCTGCTTGGATTCCCAGACATTCGAATAACTGAACCTGAAATCTTGATACTAACTTCATCACAAAAACTACCTTTATGATGATACTTACCTGTTTTAATGCCAGTTTGAAGTTCACCTGTTTCTAAATGAATTCCTATCATTCCAAAGTCAAAAATAGAGCAAAGAATGGATTCTGGGATCTCTACCCCAAAATCTTGCTCTATTTCTAACCAGTCAATAAAGTAACTCATAATAGTGTATACATATAACAAATAACTTTTGCAAATAAAATACACCTGTTACAAGTATCTTGTCAATATGTAGATGATAAAACTTGTATACAAAAGTATAATGCCAAAATAAAATACTAAACTGTTAAGGCTTTAAATTGAAAAACGTAACGACAGACAAAACGATTAGACTTAAAAAACAAGAAGCGATCGACTTAAAAGATATATCTTTTGAGCTGACCAAAAAAGCGATAATGGCCGGACATCAAAAACTATATAAAGAAAGTGATGTTGTACATTACTTGATCGAAAATCTTGCTTCATGTGTAAAAGTGAATGAAAAAGGTTTACTAAGCCTAGATCATGAAAAAGTAACCAACCTTTTCATTAGAGAAGATGAACATAATAAGCCATATGACTACTAAATTACCGCAGAATATTGCGGTAAAGTTCGGGTGTTACAGAACTCCCGAACTTTTCCGAGCAATTTTTAAACAGTGATGAATAGCAAAATAGCCGATAATT